TCAATAGATGATGCGAATACTGCAAATTTCTGCACTTTACCATCGTCATGCGTTTTAGAATAGCCATTTACCTTCAGCCACTCTTTCATCTGCTTCTTTTGAGCAGTTAAAGATTCTCCATCAGGCAGATTGATTTCGAATGTAACTTTGACAGGATCTTCTGAATTGGGATTCCACCACCACATCATATACATTTTGTTTCGAGCATTGCTCAAAAAGAATGCAGTGGAAGCATTTAGATTAACTTCTCGCAGACGACCACGGAATGTATCATAGTTGTCAACATACCAAGATGGTAATGTTTCGAACATATCATACTGATCGTTCTTATAGTTTGTGAACATTGAGGACAATGATGCCATAACAAAACACTCCTTGTAGTGACCAGATACAGAATTACCATCTGGATTTAAAGTAGCAATCAAATAAGACTCTAACAAGAATGATTGCCAGTCTTTCTTGTCTTCAAACTTCTCTAGATTCTTTGCAAGGATATAACACTGTTCTGGATCAAATCCTTTGTCAGCTACGTGAGCATAACAACGATCTCCATTACCCTTACCAGTGTAATATACTTTACCTTCAGAGTCTATGTATTGATATACATATTGACCCAATGTTGCAAAGAATTCAAGAGTTGGCTTTTCCATAACTAATATTATACCTCAAATTGGTATATTTGTCAAGCAGTTTTTGTTGCTACCTTTTTCTCTTTCTCTGGTGGAGCAGGAATAATCTTTGCATCGGAAACAAGTTTCCATGTAATCTTTGGATACATTTTATGCAACTTTTGATCCTTAACTGCAATTACAACTTTTGCTTCATCAGGATGGATGCCCTCAAGTAATCCAATAAAAAGTGTTTCTCTCTTTATTGGTTTAAGATCATCACGCATGAATACATAAAATCGTTTTGCTTCTGCAAAAAGATTAGTCGGTGTCATACCCATAGGTTCAGCTGCAGGTTTGAATGGTGGTTCACCTTCAGGCAGTTGCATCTTATAATTGGGTAGGAATGCGTGTGCGAAGATAACTTTAAGTAAAAAATTATCTTTATATTTCTCTATGCTTTTTGGATCAGCATTAATCTCTTCGAGCATTTGTGTTAGATATTTCTGCATTAGAAGTCCTCAATTTCGTCTAATAGTAAACGACAGCGATGTTCCATCAAATAATTCATGATAGACATCTTGTCTCCATTTGGTTTATTACTTATGTATGCTTCAATGATAGACTGCTTTACATCGGCAGGGATGTTGTCAAATGCGACAAGGGTTGCATTGCGTTGCCAGTTACGTTTTTCTTCGTCTGTCTTGCAGGCATCAATACCTTTTTCCATAAACTCAGCAAGTCGTTTTGCGCTCACTGGTTTCTGTCGCTCACCCTTAACAAACACGTCGTCTTTAGATAAGATGTTTGGAATGCCATCTCCTGTATCACCCTTAACGATATGCTCTACTGTAAACTCTAAGATTTCTTTCTTAGACGCTTCGATGTATTTTTTCTGCATTGGTGACCATTGGCGCACATTACCTGATGAGAATGGTGCAAGTTGTAACTGCTTGAAGTCTTTATCAGAGGACAGAATCAAAACTTTCTGTGGCTCTTCCATTAGTCCCTCTTGAATCAGATCGTTTGTTTGTACCCATTCAGTCATCACAGCAATAATATCGTCTGCTTCTGCACGTTCAACGTGAATTACACGATATGGAAATACACGTGCAAGATCTTCTCGCATCTCGGATAGGGTATCAAAGATTAACTTCCAGTCCAGATCGCTGGCTTCACGATTCTTTTTGCGTGATGCTTTGTAATGTTCGTAGTAATCTCTACGCCAATACTTTCGACCATCGCAACAGATAACCATCTCTCCATATTCTTTGCCATACTTTTTCTTGTATGACTTCAGTGTGGACAGAGTCACATGTCGAATGAGATTCTTTACTTCTGACTCAGTACCTTTCAACTCACGCTGGAAGGTAAGGATGGCAGCAAGTGCCACCTGACTATAATCTACAAGAATCATCAAAATGCTCCTAACAAAATACATTCTTCATTAATTCGACCATTTGGTGTGCTTGGTTTAGTCGTCAGTTTCTTGATTGCACCATTCAATGCACGCTTGCCCATCGACAATCCTTTGAAGAACTCTTCTGGTTTGCGTAGTGTCATTGACATAGAATCTTTAACATTGAATCCAAGAATCGTAGTTCCCTTCACAGATAGAGTACCACTCTCAGCACGATAGACCTGAACCTTTCGGTATTTCGTATTGTATACCCACAACTCACTTGACGTGAGAATGTCTTCTGGTTTAATCGATTTAAGATTAAACTCTGCGAACTCTCGCATATACTTCATCTTGCTCACTACTTTAGTGGGTGATGTTGCCTTACGCTTACGTGGTGCACGATTCGCTTTGGCAGTCTGCACTTGTTGCTGGCAGTCAGCAATAATTTGTTCTAGGAATTTGGCGTATGCCTTTAGCTGTCGCTTTGTGAAGTTTCCATATCCCTCAACAAGCTGTTTGTCTTCTCCATCAATTGTTTCTCGAATTTCATCGAGTGTTGGGACAAACATGTCTCCGATTCTTTTTGCGATTGTTGCTGCAACTGAGTTTGCCAAAAGAAAATTCTTCGTTGAGAAGTCAGACGTGCAGTCGTTCGTGATAAAGTCATCAATTGCTCCTTCAATTTCTCCAGCAAGTTCACGTGCTTTCTCATCAATACGATCTTGAATAGAAATCACATTGGTTGGTTTGATCACTTCTTCTTTCTTTTCTTTAATCACTTTATATTTCTGAACCAAGTCATTAGCAGTATCATTTATAAATGCTACATGTTTGTCGGAAAGATATTGATTGCGTGTAGCAAGACGAGAAATAATCGCCAGTTGGCGAATCTCATAGTCAGTTGCTCGATTGATGGCGATAACTTCTGCTTTCTTACCAATCTTTGCAAAATATTCTAATGCAAATTTACGCAGTTGTTTCTCTGTTGCGGTATTTGTATACCACTGCAATGCGTGTGACAGTTGAGAAAGATAATTCTCTTCAGTCACAGGTGGTTCGTTGCGGATTGAATCTTTTTGAGCAGCAAGGATCGCATGACCCTTGAGTCGTTTTTTGCTAGTAGCCATAGGTTTGTAACCTCCATTTCATACATCTATTATACCGCAACTTGTAATTAAAGACAAGCGGTTTTTTCTATGTTAAATGCAATGGATATACGTGGTTTGGAGTTCTTGTTTGGGTAAACACCATGTCTAACCCAAGATTCGAACATTAATAGTCTACCAGGAATTGGGGTTATTGTATGATGGTCTATAATTTCTAATCGATTAGAAACTCTATATTGTTCTCTTTGTGGAATTTGATCTGGAATTACAAAACAACCAGATGAATCATCTGACTCACAATCAACATAATAAACACCAGACATAAGAGCAGAAAAATGATAATGATCTTGCTCCATTGCATTCTTTTCGAAGACATTCAACCATGAAACAATTCTAAAATCATCATAACACCCAATGGAATTCATAAACATGGAAGAGTTTTTATAAATTTCCTCTTGTAATTCTACCAAGTCTGCAGTTTCTAAAAAATTCTCATCTTGCTTATATGATGTTTTAACAATCTCTGTCTTAGGTGCAGATAACTCACTGATAGTTAGATACTCAAATACTTTATCTTTAGTTGCCTCAACGACAGATGAAGGCAACTGCTCGATTCCAACAAAGAGTGGAGATAACTCTTGAATAATCATTTAGTCACAGATTCATACAACTCAACGAATTCTTCGTGGTCTGCAACCTCTTGTGCTAGATTTTGTTTGTGATATGTTTTTGCGATTTTAGAAACGATCTTTTTAGGAATCTGCAGATTCTGTGATTGGTCTTTCACAATCTCACGAATCAAATCACGCTCTGCTTCCATTCGTGTCATAGAGTTGGAGATCTCTTGGACTGCTTTCTGTAGATCCTTCTTTTGTTCAGGTGTTAGATTCATTTTGTTCCTTTATATGCAACAGCTGCGAATAACCAAAAGGCTGCAACCCAAGTTGACAGCGTATAGTCAATATTCAAAACTGGAAATAATGTATTAAGTGACCAAATAGTAACAAGTGGACCACCAACGATTAAAAAGATCACCAGCAAGAAGATCATCAAAACTTTAGTCATAGTTAAATTGTACCTCTTTTATTGAATCCCAGCGGAACGATCTCCACTCTTGGACTTCCGTATCAAAGACCCGAACTGCGGATCCAACAGTTTTGCTATTTGCCTCTTCCTCCACCCCAGTGCTCTTCGGTTGCTTGTCCAAGGGGATTCTAGATTCGACGAGGGTTGCTCGCATTGTTCTTTCTGTTCCATCTTTTTTGGTAAACACAATGCGCAAATCTTTAATGTGTTCGTCATGTAACAGTCCTTTGATCCATTGTCTGCCTTCGTCGGTATTAAAATCATTTTTCACTTGTGTGTTGATCATTCTTAATTGCCTCATAATAATTTACCAGTGGTTTCCAAAATTCTAAAAATTCCTGAGGTGTTGCATAAAACTCTTTCTCAGTTCTATATGAACCAAGATCAGTCTCAATAGTAACCTGAATGTATTTCGATGGAACAGGAATTTGCTTAATGTTAATTGTGTGAGGATAACTCATTCGTTTGTCCTTTATGTTTGGTTTTACGTGTGTACAATACCTTGCTCTCCACCTTTCGCATACGATACTTAGGTGTGCGCAAATCTTTTGCAACAAGATTTCTAGGTTTTGATTTAGTATTATACATTTCCATTCCTTACAAGACAAATTTACTTAGTGCTTCCTTTGCGAGATCAAAGTTATCAGTTACTTCTTCATCAATAGTTGCAAGAATTAACATCTGTTCCAGAGTATCAACTTCATTCATCATATCTTCACTAAGACTAGACTTAAAATTTTCATACTCATCATCAGAATTAATAGACCACATTAGATCTAGCAATTTTACTTGATATTCTTTCAAACCATCGATCTGAATCATTCTATGCTGCTCCATTTTTTAAGTTTTTCCAACTTGGCTTTCTTTGCATCTAAGACTTCCATTGAGTCAATTAAACCCTTAGCCATCATCAACTCAATCATACAAAGCAGATCACCTGTTTCTTCTGTCAATCGTTGTTTATTAGAAGCACCATTATGTGCACTATCAAACCCAAATCGAAAGATCTTACTTATTGCTTGCGTAACTTCAGCACATTCCTCTTGCGCAATCAAGAGGATTTCTTGCTCCATTTTATTCAATATTGTTCTCCATAATAACATGCATCTTCATCTGCAGATTGTTCTGCATCCATCATCATTTGATATTGCTGTTCCAGATGTTGATTCTGCTCAAACTCTGCAATAGCATTTTCTGCCCATTCATATGGAACATTTAGTGTTACTGCAATAAACTTAGCAGACATGCCACGCTCAGCAAGTTCCTCCATTTGCAACATCAACTCACTCATCTTACTCATTTGACACCTCGATTAATTGCATTAACACCAGAGTACATAATCAATAATCCTACTGCAGCAATTGCAGTCTGGACGAGAACAGAAGCATTTGGGTCATAGTCCATGGTTCCAACAGCACCATACACAACTAAAAGACCAACAAGCATTCGAATCATAACAATCTCCTATCATTCACTAACACAGTTATTATACATCAGTGTCAAATAAAAGACAAGATATAAATGCAAAAACCCCACTTTGAGCAGGGTTTTGTAAGTTGTTGATTTTACAGGAAATTTAAGACTTACAGGATGTAGCCTTAGATAGAATCGTATAAGGTGAGTAATAGGATTGCAACCACAGGTAAACCCACCAGTCGAACCACAAGTTAGTCATTTCTGGTGTTTCGTTCAGGAGGATCTGCTGGTGGCTTTGATGCAAATTTTTCTGCGACAGTAACTCCCAATCCAGCCATTGCAATATATGCCATGGTCTCGTAAATGAATTGTTCTATATTTTTGTCAAAGAATAGATTTGCGAGGAATGCAACTGAACAAAGAGTGAATGCAAGTAGCGTCACAACTCTTCTGCTGCTGACGGATCCATTATGTCCGTCAGAAAGCATTCCTCGAAACCAATTAGTCATTTCTTGTATTT